CTGAGCGAAGTCTCGGCGAAGAGCCACACAATCGCGCTATCGTCCTCGGGATTGTGCGCGGTGAAGCCTGAGATGGGGGAGAAGTTTGAGCCGTCTGTGCTGCCCAGCAAAGTAACGCTTGAGTTTTGACTGCCGAGGTCATGCGCGGCCAGCGCGGCATAGCTGATCGTGCGGGTAGATGGAAAGGTCAGCGTAAACGAGGAATTGGTCGCCGAACCTTGCCACACGCTCCAAGTCTCGCCGTCATTAAGCCAGGCCGGGTCTGCGCCGGAGACAGTCTGAAACGCCGCCATTGTGCCGCTTGCAGCCTCGTAGCAAATGCGCGGGTGATCTATCGGCTCGTCAATGCCTGTAAACCCGTCCTGAATTACAACGCTCATGAGAACACCAGCCTCCCGCCTCGATCAAGTTGCGATTGAATTTGCTCCAGCAAGCCCTCGACCGAGCCACGACTGAACGTGTCGCCCTGCAGATTTATGCTCACCGTCTGCGTTGGAATTGGCGCAGCAGCCGCACCACCACCAGCTGCTGCGCCGCCCCCGCCGGAGGACGAACCGCCCGACGAAGCACCTTTGATAGCCTGCACCGCACCAAGCCCTGCACTGAGGACGGCGGTGGCTTTGGCTACCTTAGCGAACCACGGCACCGATGGATCACCGATTACCTGCGCGTAGCCCCGCCATGCGTTGATCAGGGCCTCTGCCGCGCCGAATGCCTGCGCGATCTTCATCATCTGCTCGTTGCCGCTACGCATCGCGGTTGCCATGTCGCCGAAGAATTGCTCGGTCTTTTGCAGGCCGGTGCCGTAGCGATAGGCGTCAATCTCGGCCATACGCTTTTGATGCTCGGTCTGCAGGCGCTGTTGCAGGTCGTTATATTCTTGCTGCTTCTCGGGCTGGCGCTGCAGGAACTGCTCAAGCAGCTCGGTCCGCCGCTCGTAGCTTTGTCGCTCCAGCTCCTCTTCCGTAAGCAGGCTCTCGCGGAGGGCCTCCAGCTTGCCGGTGAACGGATCAACCGTAGCAGCGCCACCTCCTCCTCCGCCGCCGCCGGGATCAGGAGGCGAGGGCTTGAGGTTGAAGTTTTCCAAGTTAGCCTCGGGCACCCCCAAGCCGAGCAGCTCCTCGCGCGTCATGCCGGGGTCCATCTGGCCTCCGCTCGGCGCAACAGGCTGATCCATGACATCGGCCTCACCAGCAAAGCGAATGCGGTACATCACAGTCCGGGCACGGAACAGCCGATCAAGACTCGCCTCCGTCGCGGCAATTTCTTCATCGCGCATCCGCTGCTGCGCCTCGTTGAATACTTTCTCCATTTCGAGGATATAGGCTTCGGTGGCCTTAATTGCGCGCTGCTCCTCTTGGTGCGTCTCCAGGGCCTGCTGCCGCATAGCCGCTTGCAGCTGCTCACCGAGGGCGCGCTCAGCATCCGCCGCCTCTTTAGCCTGCTTGAGCCGCTCTTTGGCAATCTCCGCCGCCGCTTCGGCCTCTTCGTCAATCCGCTCCTGCAGGGCCTCGCCGTTTTCTTGGCGAATGCGCTGCTGAGCCGCGCGGAACATCTCAGCGTACTCCTGGATCTGCTCAGCGTTGGCGCCGATGGGCGCATCTCCCGCAGCAGCTTTTTGCGCCGCGCCCATGCGCTCGAGCATCTGAATGGTAAGAGAAAGCTGCTCAAGGAATTGCATCTGAGCGCCAGTCATTTCGCCAGTCGTGTCTACGTTGTCCTTGAACATATCACGAGCACGGAGCGCGGCTTCATACATCTCATCAATTGAGCCTGCGTCGTCAATGCTGCGCACAGAGGTGATAAATTCCCTTACCGCCTCCCGGTTTTCCTTGAACGTAGTAATGTTGCCCTGCAGTGCCGTTTCAATCTCAAGCAGGTCTCCAACGAAACTTACATCCCCGCGCAGGGTCAGCTTGCGCCAGATGCTTGCCTCGGTGTTCGCGTCGGCGAGTCCTTCAGCCGTTGCTCGTATTGCGTCAACCGCCCGACGCTGCTGAATGCGGGCCAAGTCACGGGTGGCCTCAGATGTGCGCTCGATCTGACCGGAGATACGCTCAAACGCCTCGCCGAAACTCGAGTCAAGTTTTTTAAGTGAGCCGATGTAGGCATCAAGCGCACTTTTGCCCGACTCCATCTCATCATCGAAGTCCCGGATCGAGCCGACGAGCGAATCAAGGCCAACCTTGAGCAGCGGCAGCGCGGCAATCAGGGCACCTATTGCAGCCGCTTTGGGGCCGAAGAACGACAAGAACTGCGGCGCGTTTTGCGAGAAGGCCGTAATGGCACTCGTGCCTGCACCGACCTGAACCGCAAAATCCTGCATCTGCACAGAGGCATTATAAAGCTGCCCGCGCATCAACCGGAAAGAACGGCTGCTTGAGGTAACTCGACGAGCACTCCGCGACATCGAGTTGCCGATGTTAAGCGTCTCGTTTTCTAGCCGGTCAAGCTGCTGTGTAAGCGTTCTGGCCTCTTTGGACTGCGCGTCTAGCTTAGTCCCAAGCTGCGAAGCCTTAACGCCAGTCGTACTGGCGGTGCGACCCGTTTGGTCCAGCTTATTGGTTAGGCGGTCCAACTCTTGAACAGACCGCCTAGTACTGTTGTCGAACTGAGAGTTGTCCGTGGTAATTGACGTATTAAGTCCTGGTTCTGTTACCACTTAACTTCTCCTTTTGCCTCTTTCGCGCTTCGGCCCACTCGGCTTCGCTGAACTTGCCCAGCCCGGAGCTGCCGCCGCCTTGGGCCTTTTGCAGTTTCTTCTGGGCCTTGAGTTTAGCGTCGAACTCAACCCACCACATTGGAATGGGCAGGTCCATAAAGTCTTTCCACTGATGGCCCCATTCGCGAGCCGCAGCGTAGGCTAACTCTACGAACTCTGCCCACCCTGTTCCCCCACAGGTTCCGATGCCTCCACGTCAGCTGTCTCTTTCGAGCGACCGAGCACCATCTCATTAAGATAGCCAAGGACTTCGCCGTAGAAATGCAGGAAGTTACCTTCCATTGCCAGCTCACCGATTTCGTTAAAGGGCATGCCCTCGAACTCGGCATTGCCCAGCTCAATAATGCGGACGGAGTTTCGTTCATTAAACGTGAACTCGCCCTCGAAGTCCTGCCCTGCCTTCTCGGCAACGTAGCCCTTGAGGACGCTTTCCACAATGTGAGTCGGGCTTGCAACCTCCTCCATGATGTTGAGCGATGTCTTGAAGCTAAGCGACAGCCGAAGCTCAGTGTCGCCAAGTTTGATTTTGTGGTGTCTTTTCATGTTGTGCCTTCAGGTGGTATGGTGGTGTCCGTTTCGGGCGGGTATGGCTTACGAGCTGCTTGCCGTGTAGGTAACTTCGCCGTTGCTCATGAACGTCGCGCTGAACTCGACCTCGCCATCGTGGTCGCCGCTCTGCTCGAAGCCCGAGATCAGGTAAGTCCCTGACAAGCTGCCCGGCGAGGCCAGGTCCGTGGGCAGGTTTCCAACGAGCTCGCCGCCCGAGATACTTGCCTCCATGATAGCCGAAAGCAGTACCTCGTCCGTGGTGACGCCGCCGAGTGTGATCTCAAGCGAGCGCAGGCCCGGATCCGCGAGCAGCGTCCTCCAGCCACTGTCGTCGTCATTGGTCACGTCAACATAGTCGTTCGTGATCGAAACGCTGCGGGTACGAACTCCCGCCAGCGTTGTGGTTTCCCAGTCAAAAGTGAACTGGCGTCCATTATATCCAGCCATCAGAGTGCCTCCGTTATTGTGAGCCGGTAACGTGTAATACCGTGGACGTACTTCTCAGCGCCGACCTCCGGTATTGTCGAGAATGTGTGCAAGCAGTCTACGACTGCCGCGCCACTGATTGAGAGCGGCTTACGATGCAAAAGATCGTATATCTCGCCCATGATTTGCTTGGCCTCCAGCTTGCCCTCGTAGACTGACCAGACGTGGAGCTCAGCCGAGATCTGCGCGCCGACCCAGCTGTCTGTGTCGAACGAGTCAGCATCGTCGTAGCCGATCACAACGTAGGGAAAGCTGTCCTCGGGCATCCCCGGCGGTTGCTGCGGCACGTCGTCATAGACCGTAGCCGAGATCTCGCCGTTGAGCGTATCGTAGATCAGCTTCTGCGCTTCGACCATAAACTTCATGCCGTCTGCCTCCATGCCCGGCGAACCAGCTCCGGCGCTTCGGCCCGCAACCGGCGAATAGCCGTGGTAAAGTAAGGGCGCGGCAGCAAGTTGGTTTCGGGATTGCCGTACTGCTGCGCGGCTGCATACGAAAGATCGGAGCCGACGGTGTTCTTGTAGGCGTACTGGTTTAGCTTAGTTTGCACGGTATAAAAGGACCGCGCCAGCGTGCCTTGGTCGCTCGCGGGCGACTGACCCGGTGCCGAGGCTTGGTGAATGCGGCGCGGATTGTAACGACGATACAGCCGCCCGGTCTTGGGGCCTTCGTAGATCTCTTCCTGAATAAGATCGAGAAGCCGCTCGGACATGATGTCGCCTGCCCGGTTAGCCGTAACCCCGGCGCGCTTACCGAACTCACGCAGGCCATCCCGCATCCGCTTAGTCCCGCCGACCTCAACTGCAACCTTCATGACAGCGCTCCCTCGCTTAGGAGCATCTCAATCCAGCGATGCTGCATCTCCACGTCGAACACGCTGAGAATGTCGAAGTAGCGGCCCTGAAATACGACGCGATCGGCAGGGGTATAAAACGGGTTGCCGCTTAGATCTGCGCGAAAGCGAATGTAGAGCCGGTAGGTCGCGGTAGGTGCAATCCGCATGGCGCGGAACGACTCGGCACCGCTCAGCGGCCTCAGACTCGCAGGGAGGGTGCGAGCAGGCACAGCGTCCCAGGTCTCGGTAAAGCCGCCGTGGCCATCCGGCGTGCGAACACGGCGCTCGATTTCAACGCGCTCAGTGAGCATACCCGCGTGAATGTCGCAGCACTTCATAAGATCCTCCGCAGCAACAGCCCGAGGCCCGAGTTAATTTGCGCGGTTTGTCCGCCGACCTTAGCCATCACGCCTACGTCAGTGAGCGGCGGCAGGTAAAGCGGTGCATCGTAGCTTAGGTCGATAAAGCCGTTTATGTTGAAGAGCTCGATCTCGGCAGTCATTGGACTGTAGGGCGGCACCTCCTCAAGAACGCCGCTCCGCGAGAACGTGATTGCATCGACCAGCTTCTGCGCCTGCGCGTTTATGCGGAAGCCGATGAGGTAGCCCTCGTAGTTAGCCGGTGTGGTAAAGGCGCCTATGCGAGCCGTGCTTTCCGGAAACCCGTCCACCGGAATAATTGTGAAGAGCTGCCCGTCCGTGTCCTCGATGGTTATGTCAGCCGCGTGCGACCCCTGAGTCTGCGTGGCGTAGGTGCCGCTAAGCACGACGCGAGCCCGATAGAGGCGCAGGAAGCTCTTTAGCGTCGGCTGACTGGCGGCGGTTCCAGCCGTATCAAGGGTCTCAATAATCTCGTAGCCGTTGATACCGAGGCCCTGCAGCTCAATGCGACGTGCCCCGGTGCCGTCAGCTGAGTCGTCCGCATCACCGCCAGCCCGAATGCGCAGGGGCAGTGCCTCGTCGGGTTGCGGCGTAGGATAGACTCCGCCCGGCGCAACCGGCTCATAGGAAGTGCCGACAATCTTATTCCGTCCGAGCACCTTTACGGAGCGCCAGCCGTTGTTGGCGTCAATCGCTATCGTGAAAGGGTCAATGCTCAGTGCCACGGTTACAGCCGAATTGAAGTGTATTCAGAGGCGAGTTGAAGCGCCCCGGTTTGCGACATGGCGAACTGCGCGGAGCAGCCTGTGCCACGGTTTTCGTATAGATACCCGGCGACCTGCTGGATAGCGCGCCGAATGGTAAACGGAACGTCAGCCGCTGTTGCACCGAAGCCCGCCGTATAGACCAACTCAATCGAGGCCCGATCCCGCAGCGCGGTTGGCCAAGTCTCGCCTGAGTTAAGCACGACGCGACCTGGAAATGCCGAGGTATCGAGGAAGAACACAAGCGAGTCATCAATGACTGTCGCGGCGTTATCCAAGTCGTAGGTTGTCACGCTGTCAAGCGCCTGCAGCGGGTAGCGCGGCATCGGCACGTAGTCAATGCCGGTGCGATGCAGCTCACTGCGCGGCATCTGCTCAACTCCGTCCCACCACGGATCGCGGTTTGCTCCGGGCCAGTCGTCAAGCGTCAGCCGCCAAGTCTGCGTGATGCAGGCCAGGCCGGTCGTTGCCTCGAAAGCTTCGCGGGCCTGCGAAATGCAGTCCTCGATAAAATCATCGTCCTCGATGGGAGGCTCACGCAGCAGATTGCGAACCTGGGCGAGCGTGACAGGCTCGACAGCGGGACCGGTTACAAGCCGGTGCCCGCTCTGCTGCGTGAGGTTCTTTTTGGGACGCAGGGCCATTATTTGGTCTCAGGCGCCTCAAGGCGCTTGGTGTCGGGAGAGGCAAGTGGAGCGCCTCCCCCTCCCGACGCAGGAACAGCCTTGCGAGCGGCGATTGCCCTTTTAGCCGGCCAGCCCTCGGCAATCTCGCCCTCCTTAAAAACGAGTGTTTTCCCCATATAACGGCAGGTAAACCGCTCGGTGATTTTCGCTTTCATGGCTGTTTCCTTTCTCTTAGGTCGCAGCGACCGAGGTTCCAACAAAGTCGCGCGGCTCATAGCTGGCGTCGCCAGTAATTGCCACGACGGTTACGTCTGCATCGGTCCCGGTCGAGCCGGTTGCAACGAGGCGCACGTAGCGCTTGCTGCCGATGTAGCCGATGCCGCCAGTAATTGAGTCATCTGCGGTGTCCGCGGTAATCGTCAGATCAGACTCGGCACCGAGAAGCTGCTCCGCGTCAACCGCCGTTGCATCGCTTGCTGCGGTCGTGTCGCTTTCCTCGACCTCGAACACGATGCCGTCAGCGTCGCCCGCGTCAGTAATCGTATTCGCCACCGGAAGCAGCGTTACCTTGTCGAATTCCCGCGTGTCCACCCAGGCTGATGCCGCCGGGGTAGTCCCCGACAGCGCCAGATTGCCCAGATGCACAAGCTGAAGTTCGCTCTTTCCATCACGTTGAGCCATTTTGCTCTCCTTGTGCTTTTCGGCTTAGGAGCCGAACTTGAGGGTTACAGCGGCCTCGAAGTTTGCCACATCACCACCGACTCGCTTGGTCGAGTAGTACTTGATGTAGGGCTTCGCGGTATACGGGTCGCGCAGGGTGCGGATACCAAGCCGGTCCACGATCTGATAGTACTCGGCGAAGTCAGCAAAGATGATCGCCTTCGCATCAGTCGTAGTGTAGTCTGGCATGTCCTCGAAGCTGGCCACGGGGTAGCCAAGCAGCGTGGAGGGCATACCAGCGGCAAGCGACGGCTGCCACAACATGCGACCCTGCGAGTCCTTCAGGAGGCGAACCGCGCCGAGCGTAGTGCGGTTGGTTGCAAAGACGCCGTTGGAGCGGTACTGCGACTTCAGGGCATGGATCATCTCGATCAGTGCGTCCGCGCCGTCAGGGTCAGCCGCAAAGCCGCCGTTTACGCCGGTTGCTTTTTCGAGGACCTGCCCAGGGTTTTCGCTGCCCGCCGGATACGTCAGGAAGCCGCGCGGCTGATCGACACCGGAGCCGTTGACGAAGGCCGTGTTTTCGGCACGAGCGAACTTGTCCGCGACCTTATCCGCGAGCCATGCTTCCATGTTGATCGCCGCATCATCGACGAGCTTCTGGGTAGCGCGCGGCTCGGCGAACATCTCATGCACCGGGATGCGCCACTTCTCAAGCTGCGGCGTGCCGGTTTCAACGCGGCTCGAGGTTTCACCAACCCAGCCGAAGGTTGTCTCTTCGAGATCGCGCAGACCCTCAAGGGCATCGGTCGAGATAACCTGGACCGAGGCGTATTGCCGCACCGGCGAGGTCTCGAAGATCTTCTTGATGATACGCCCGCCTGTATCCGGGTCAACGACATAGCCGCCGTCCGGGTCCGAGCCGACCGACAGAGCCTTGGCTTCGTCCGGCGACAGGAGCTGATCGCCCTTGCGCAGGTAGCCGTTGAGCGCCTGCTTGTAGGCCATCTGATCTTCGTGCGTGAACGAGTCAACGCGCTGGTCGCGCCGCTTAGCCGCGATGCTGGCCCACTGCATTGCCTTGGCGTCGAGCTCCTCCTCGGTGACGGACTGACCGTCGAGGGTGATCGACTTGCGCCGACCGGCAGCGTAGAGCTTGTCGATAACGGCCTGCTTCTCGTCCAGGTCGTCGTTGATGCGCTTCAGCTTCTCCTCGAGGAGGGGATCGACGTCGCCCTTCGTGAGGAGCTCACCTTCGCGTTGCTTGGCAGCTTCCTTGAACTGCTCAAAGCCGCTTTTGACCTCATCAACCGCCTCTACGACGGCCTCGAGATCGAGATTATCTTTAGGCATTGAATGATTCCTTTAGCCCTTGGAGTTTCGTCACGAGACCACTAAGGGCCTCCGCTTTCGCCTCATCCTTGCCAGCGTCACGCCGGTCCTTGTTGAGCCGTTCCATTGCGCCCTCGTAGCCGTGCGTGGCCAGAAGTTTCGCAAAGGTGCCCGGTACACCGGACTTTCGGAGCAGTTGCTCCACTTCCCGAGGCGAGCTGAGCTGCTTCACGTCAGTCACAG